TTTGGTGCATTTTGAGAACGTGATGTTGAAACTGCAGGTTGACCTGCGTCATTTTTAACAACTGTCGCATTATTATATTTTGGATTAGTGTTCGGTACTGAACCATTTACTTTGGTATTATTTGGTGCTTTCTTATGAGTATCTGCACTACCAAAAGTATCAACGCCATATGTGGCAGAATCTAATGCACCTGCACCTACCGCTTTATCAGATGTTTGATCTGCACCGCCTAAAGCCATATTATCCTCCTGCTGGCAATGCACCACGAGCAAAAGATCCAAGTATAATTGGATATTGCATTGCGATGTCAGTGTGTAAATATGTAATCATAACTCTAGAACCTACTAATAAACCTACTGGTATAGTTCCTACTTTAGCAGTTGCAGCGGAAGTTACAGGTTGTAATGGTAATGCCCATGGTAAATGATCATCTTTGACAGCTTGTTCGTCGTCATGAAGTCCATAAATTCTTACCTGAACTCTACCTGATTTTAAAGGATCCATAATATTTCTTACTTCTGCTGCGTATATATCAGCCATTACCACCTCCACCTTGTTTATAAGAACCTTTAACTACTCTTACTACCATTGTATATCTAGGTGTTTGACCTAGAGGTTGAACCTTATGTCTAATAGCTACAACTAATGCTTTACCATTAATTTGACTCTCGCCTTGTTCATTATCTTGATTTGATTTTTTAGGAATATCAATTTCAATCATACTACCAAGTTTAATATCAGGATTACCTGGAATTTCAAATTCCGCTGAATTTTGCGAAAGAAAAGCAAGGAAAGCAGCTCTGTTTTTTCTTGCAGTTGAGCTATAGGTGTCATCTTTGTTATTTGCTGGATCATTAACTGTATGCACAGGAACACCATTGGCGCTGGCAGGAGGAGTAGAAAATACGCCACCGCGATCAGCAAAAGTAAAATTCGGAGCTGGTTTTGGCTGAACAGAACTTGCTTTACCAGTCGTCATATTATATGTTACTTCATTTGGTTTTGTCAAAGAACGAGAAGGTGTGAAAAAAGTATCTGATGGTTTAAACCAAATCATTGAATTTTGTTTTTCTTGATCTGAAACACTACCACGAGATAAAGTATGAGATTGTTGTAGTTTTACAACTGGGCTTTGCTCAAATAACTTTTCAAATGTGGAAAATACATATTTCTGACTACCGCCATCGCATTGTACAAAAAGTACATAACAAGAAGATTCATGTGTTGAAGAAACGTGTTCATGATTTAATTTTCTGTATACATCTACAAAATGTTCATTATTAAATACTAATCTTCTATTACCTTTAGTTTCTTCCTGTATATCAACTTGCTTATCTGTTTTTATAAAATCAGTTAATATATTTTTAATCATTTGACTGGTTTGTGTATCGTAACTTTTAGAAATAAAATTACCTTGTGAATTTAACATTTCTGCTGTTACAAATCTAAAGTCCGATCTTTTACTATGACCCGAACCTTTCAAATCCATAGAACCATCATCGCCGTTTGTATTTTGTAATAATTTAAATTTAAAGTTTATAGACCTACCATTTTGATCTAAAGAAAACCCTATGGATACATTTTCTTTACCATTGATGTTATTTTTACTAACAGCATCATTAAAATCATTTAATCTAGCTTCACCAACTGGTCCAAGAGGATTCAATATATCTTCATATATGTTGAATCCAACAAGTCCAATTACATTTTGGTTTGTTACATCCATACTACCAATAGTAAATGAATTAATTAAAATATCACCAATTGGCATCAGGTATTACTCAATAAAGTTTTTACATTATCTACAATGATTCTAGAATATCTATTATCTAAAACTTGAATAGTTTTATTATATTCGTTCTTTTGTCTTTCATAGTCATAATATGAAAGCGCAGCCCAATAAGCTTGTTCTTCTGGAACTATCGTAGATGAAATTAATGATGCAGAAGTAAAGGCTGTATTAACACCTGATTCTTCACCATAGATATAACTACTACCAGTTATAGAAACTGTACTGTTTGCAAGAGTAGTTCCAGAAACATGCTGAACGTATAATGTTCCTGTATTAGCTAAAACTTGTCCATGACCTATATGATTGACATCAAAAAATATCTTAACGACTTCATCTTTAATAAATTGCGTATTAGCAACTGAATAAGAAACTATTTCATTTGTATTAACAATCCAATCTACTTCTTTTCTTTTATAAGAAGTTATTTGATTATTATATCCATAAACTTCATCCCAATAACCTTGTTGATCGACTGAAAGCGAGTTAAATCTACTAACGCTTATGTTTTCTTGGTTAGACCAATTATTGACATAATAAATTATTTTTTGAGACGCTAATTGTACAGAACCATATTTCGAAATAATGAAATTATCGAATTCGTCTTGCTGAAGATACCATTCATAATATGGATCTGTAATTTTATTTGATAGATATAAAATCCAACTTTTATAGGAATCTTCATAATATCTATAGCTAAATTGATCTGCACGTTCAAATTCAGAAAGATCATATGGATAAAAAACATAAGGGTTAGAATAAACTGTATCTAAAAATGCCACACGTTTAGTAATATCAACCATCGCTACATTTGATGTTGAATTACCATATTGTATAACTGGAAATTTATCGAAATATCTATCCTGTGACATTTTTTACCTTATGATTCGTAATTGTCTTGATTCCAAAGCTCTATTTCTTTAAACGCTAAACCAAGATTAACGACTGTAGGAGCTCCATTTTTAAAGAATGATGGTCTACCACCACCACTATAATCTACATTAACAGAAACTAATGCGCATGGTTTAATTTTAAATGCAAAATAATCATCTGGCATAAACTGTATCATAGCTATACTTGGATAATTGTAAAGTAAACCATTTGTACTAGGAAGAGAATATAGTTTAAACGAGTTGATAATATTTCTTAATTCATTTGATTCTTGTTCATTATTTGGCGTAAACGTCCAAGAAAACATATGCTCTTTAAAATTAGGTGATTTGAAAAGCATATACAATTGCGGATTAAGAGCTAATCCCGTTTCAGCTCCACCAAATTCTCCTAAAGCCGATGCTGCATTAGTTGCCAAAGAAAGTAAATTAGAAGCTGTACCTCCAGGTAACATACCAGCGAGGTTTTGAGCTAAAGAAGCTGCTTGTGAAATAGCAGATGCATCTTCCCATGTTACTGTTTGTACTTCATTAATTTTACTTGGTAATGGTAAACTAAACCCACCTAACGGCATTGATTTTGGAGCTGCAGCCGAACCTAAACCGAAAAAATTTAATGCGCCATTTGTAATGTTAGCAATACCACCAAGTGTACTATTATATTGATTACTATATTTGACAAAATTTATGCTAGTATAAAAAACACTACCACGATCAGCAAGAAGATCTGCAGGAAACACACCGGTTTGGAAACTTGCTGATGGTTTAGTTGGTATAGGTGATGGCATTTACGTTCCTTAGAATCCGCTAAATATCAGACAAATATTTATTATAAATGGTGAAGATGAAACTATATCAAGGTTATTTTAAACCCAAAAATCCACAAAAGTACAAAGGTGATCCATCTAACATTATTTATCGTTCTGGATGGGAACTTAAATTAATGTTACGGTTAGACGAAGACAAGCAGATCATTTCATGGGGATCTGAAGTGATAATTATACCTTACAGGTCGCCAATAGATGGTAAAATACATAGATATTATCCGGATTTTATTGTTACCAAAATAAATAAAGATAATGTAAAAGAAACTGTCATCATTGAAATTAAACCTGCAAAACAAACCAAACCTCCTGCAAGACAAGAAAAAATGACCGCAAGATATCTTACAGAAGTTAAAACTTGGGGAACTAATGAAGCTAAATGGAAAGCTGCATCTGAATATTGTAAAGATAGAGGATGGAAGTTTGTTATTTTTACTGAAAAAGAATTAGGGATTACTTATTAATGTATTTGTTTCAACAAATAAATAAAGCTGCCAAAAGCATTTCTGCTCGCGATACACAAGAAGCACAAAACTGGTTTCGTGATCAAGCGATGAACGTCAACGAAAATCAAGTAAATGAAGCTGCAGATCCATATAGGATTTTCAAAAACGTTGGTGTACCAGAAATCGGTAAAATGTTTATGTTTGTATACGACCCTAAATTTAAAGATAAATTACCGTTCTATGATATGTTTCCTCTTGTATTCCCATTAGAGTTTTCAACTAGTGGATTTTTAGCAATCAATCTTCATTATCTACCACCAAAAGGTAGAGCTGTTTTAATGAACGCTCTTCATACTATCGCTAATAATGATAAATACAATGATTCGACGAAACTTAATATTTCATATAATGTATTAAAACAATCTTCTACCAAATTCTCTGGGTTTGAAAATTGTGTTAAAAGATACCTTTATGGTCATGTAAAAAGTGCATTTCAATATGTTAATCCTAAAGATTGGGATAAAGCTCTGTTATTACCAATGCAGTTGTGGAAAATAAATCCAGATAGAAGATATGCTTCTAAAGCATCACCACCTTACTAGGAACAGAAATGCCATTTAATATAGTAAACTTTAAAACAAATATTTCAGGCGGTGGTTATTTAACAAATAATCGCTTTAAAGTTATACTTACGCCTCCTCCTATACTATTCAATACAGCTATTAACAATACTGGTTCGCCAGAAAATATTATTAATATCGCAAAAGATTTATCTTTCAGAGTAGAATCTATAAGAACTCCTGGAATAACATTGATCAATGCCGATGTCAATCACTATGGTGTTGGACCTACTCAGAAACAACCAATGAACGCACAATTTGGTGATACATCTATTTCTATAATGTCGGACGGTTATGGTAATATTTGGCAATTTTGGCATAATTGGATCAGAGGTATATTTGAATTTACTGGAACTTCTTCTGCAAGAGGCGGTGGTCCATCAAATAAAATACCTTCTTATACCGCAGAATATAAAGATCAATACTCAACAACTATTCAAATTATAATGTACGACATTTACGGAAATGAAGTTCAACAAATAAACCTATTCGAAGCATTTCCAAATTCAATGAGAGAAGTTAATTTAAACTGGGCGGATCAAGGTAATTTGCTAAGATTAAACATTGGTTTTTCATATACAGAGTACACCATAGAAAGTTCAGAAGTACAAACATTATCTGCAGAAGAGCAACAATTTATATCACAACAAAATGTTCAAAATTTAAGAAATACGACAGACCTTATAAGCTTTTAATTACTAGTGGAGTTATAGTATGCTACCTAAGATTGAATACCCTTTATATAATATCAAGATTCCTTCTCTTAAGAAAGTTGTTAAATTTAGACCTTTCTTAGTCAAAGAAGAAAAACTTCTTCTTATGGCAAGGGAAAGCGAAAACCAAGGAGAAATTCTTGGAGCTATTAAACAGATTGTTAACAACTGTTGCACAGAAGATAAGTTTGATGTAAACAAACTAGCTGTATTTGATCTAGAATATATCTTTCTAAAGCTAAGAGCATTCTCTGTTGATAATATTGCAAAGCTCACATATAAAGATTATGAAGACGATCAGTCATATGATTTCAATGTAGACCTTAACAATATCGAAGTTGTATTTCCAAAAGATTCAGATACAAATATTAAGATAACAGAAAATTCTGGTATTATTATGAAATACCCACCTGCAACTTTATATGACGATGAAGAGTTTTTGAAGTTAGATAAAAATTATATGTTCGAATTAATCATTAGATGTGTAGATAAGATTTACTATGAAGATAATATCTATGAAGCTAAAAATTATAAGAAACAAGAACTTGAATCATTTTTAGAAAATTTAAATATGAAAACGTTCGATGATATTCAAAATTTCCTTATCTCTGCTCCAAAATTAGAGTATGAAATAAAGTATACAAATAAACTTGGCAATGAAAGGAAAATCGTGTTAAACTCACTAAACGATTTTTTTTCATGGCGTTGAGCCATAATTCGTTACAGAATTATTTCTCGACGATATTCTCTTTAGCTCAACACCATAAATATTCTCTTAGTGAAATTGAAAATTTAATACCTTTTGAAAGAGACATTTATATTGAATTGTTAATGAAACATATAAAAGAAACAGAAGACGCAAAACAAAGACTGCAAAATGGTAATTAGAGCAAATCCTGATACACCGCCACCATTAATTCCAGAAGTCAGCATTACCACAGCTGCACCTTCCGTTGTTGTTATTGATAACAGCAATTCTGCAATTGCACAGGCATCTGTTGGTTTAGCTCAAACTTCTATTGATAAAGAAATAGTAGAATCACAACTTGATCAACAAGAAGAACATTGGGTAAAAGCTTACTGGAGACCAGCAATGGGTTGGCTCTACATGGCAATCAATTTAATGGATTTTATTATTTTTCCAGCTATTAGTATGTTTATTCCGATTATCTACAAAGCATTTGGTGTTCAAATCGGTTACACAGCATGGGTGCCTTTAACATTATCTAATGGCGGTTTAATTCACCTTTCGTTTGCAGCAATCCTCGGTGTGGCTGCGTGGACACGAGGACAAGAAAAACTAGCAAAGGTAAATGGTAGCAACTAATGGCAAACGAATTAGGGCAAATAGCTAAAGCTGCAAGTGGTATGAATGCAGCAACAAATCAGTTCAGAGCTGCTGCTGATGAACATAATGAAAATATGTCCAGAATTCTTAAGGATGTATATTCATTATTTGCATCACAAAAACAACAAATTGCTGGTATCGGTCCTCAATTACAAGATGTTATTTCTGGTAGCCAGCAAGAAGTAGCTAATAGAATAAATCAAACTAATAGTTTATTATCTCAATCGATTCAGATACAAATGTATATGTTGAATTCATTGAATAATCTTTCAAGATCATTAAGTAGTGGTAGTGGAAACAGTGGTGGTAATAGTGGATTAGGGTTATTAGCTAGTCTTGGGAAAGCAGGAAAAATGGCTGCAGCTGCTGCTACAGCATCTGTAGCGGCTGTTGTAGGAAGTGGTGGATCTTCACAAAGACAACAAGCTGAAAGAATATTATCTTCTGGAGAACAGTTTGAATCTAGAAATAGACAAAGACCATCTTTAGAACAACTATCAGGTATAAAACCAGCAGACCAAAATGGTAATTCTTCTGAAGCTATGCAGTTTTTCCAAACACAAGGATGGTCAAAAGCTCAATCTGCAGGTATTGTTGGTAATCTTCAGCAAGAATCTGATAATTTCTCTTCAGATGTAATATCTGGTAAAAGAAGAGGTGATGGTGGCCAAGCTGTTGGTATTGCACAATGGCATCCGGATAGACAAGCTTTATTTGAACAACATTTTGGCAAGAAACTTGAACAGGCTTCTTTCAAAGAACAATTAGCATTTGTTCATTGGGAATTAACTAATACTGAAAAAAGAGCTGGTGATGCTCTATTGAGCGCAAAAGATGCTATAACAGCAGCTTCTATTATTGATTCACAATATGAAAGATCTAAAGGCACAGAAATAAAACAAAGAGCAGCAAATGCCGTAGCTCTTGCAGGTAAAGATGCAGAACCACAAACTGCTACAAATAATCAGTTACCAAAAGTATCACAACCACCAATTTCATCAAATGTTGCTGAACGTCAACAACAATTGAGTGGTGGTGCACCAGTAACTCAACCACAAAATACTGCAGTTCCTGCAACACCAGAAGTTACACCAACTGGTGGCCCAAATGCTACACCAATTGCTGGTGGCAATAATCCAGAATCAGGCGGACAAGCCACAGCTGCTTCTGCTGTTATGGGAGATGATCGCAGAGGTTATGGTGGTGGCGAAGATATGGGTGGTCAACAAGGTGGTAATGGTAGATTATCAGATGCTGAACTTATGTCAATTGGTGAAGGTAATCATCGTTTAGCACCTGCAGCTGCACATGCTTATAAACAAATGTTTGACGCAGCTCGTCAAGAAGGTATTTCTTGGAGTATAACAGATTCATATAGACCATATGCACAACAGGTTGCAGTTGCGAGACAAAAAGGTCTTTATTCTCAGGGTGGTTTGGCTGCTTATCCAGGAACTTCAAATCATGGATGGGGATTAGCTTTAGATTTAGGTGGCGGTGCACACCAAGCTAATAGCAGAGAAAATCAATGGCTACAACAAAATGCAGGTAGATTCGGATTCCATGGCATTGGCGGTGAACCATGGCATTGGGAATTTGGCGGTGGTGCTTCTGCAGGTATGGGAGAACGTATGAGCGGTGCACATATGTTTAACCAACGAGGTGGTATGGGTATGGGCGGTGGTAGCTTTGGATTTGGTAGCGAACAAGGTGGTGGCTTTGGATTTAATGACAGAGGTGGTATGGGTATGGGTGGTGGTCCATTTCCTGAACTCGGTAATGTCGGTAAAATCGGAAGAGGCGAAATCGGTCATGGTGTGTTAGGAACTGCAGGTTTTGTACAATCTGGTCCAATGGGTATGATGGATAGTGTTTTTGGTGGTCGAGGCGGTGGAATGCTTGGTGCTGGCATTAATATTCTTTCTTCGCTACTTGGTGGTGGCAATAACGAAGAAAGCGGATATCCTATTAGTAATAGACATCAACGTGGTGAAGGTTTAGCAAGAAGAGGCTCAGAACAATCAGCTGCTGATGAATTGGCCAGAGAAATGTCTATGAGACAAGGTAGAAACCAAGAATTAAGAGAACCAGATACTTACAGACAAGCACCACCAAAATCTGCATCTGGTATGGATCGTAATACTGAAAAGTTCTTTGGTAACGAATTTGCGCCATCATGGTATGCTGAATTAAAGGGTGCATACCCACACGATCTTAAACACGTAAAATTTTAATAAAAAAGGGGAGCCGAAGCCCCCCCTTACATTACCAAAAATTAGTCCAAATATTACCGTGCCAAACTTTTAAAGTGAGCCATCAAATCATCATCTTCATCATCTTCAATGACTGGTGACTTTGGTGCAGCTGATTCCTTAAACTTAGGAGCAGCATCTTCACGAGCCCATGGAAGATCCTCTTCTTCTGCACGAGCAACCTTATTCTTAGGTGTTTGTGCATCGTCAAGAACCTTCAAAAGACGAGCCTGAAGTTCTTCAAAAGACTTGAAGTTAGAAGGTTCAAGGAATGACTTCAAAGAGTGTTCGCTCTTCCAAACATTTTCCAATTCTTCATCATCATCAAGAAGAGGCTTAATCTTATCGAACTCTGACTTATCGTAGTTGCGATAACCTTCAACGTTACGAATCTTGAGCTTGAAGTTTGCACCAGCCCAAAGATCGAATGGGTTCATTGGCTTCTCATCTTCGAACTGAGGATTCATAGCTTCATTGAGCTTATCAAAGATTTTCTTGCCGTACTTAAACAAGAATACCTTACCTTCATTTGCAGGATTACCCTGATCAGTAACAACATAGATGTTAGAGATAAAGTGTAAACGACGCTTCTGCTTACGAGCCTGAGCACGTTCAGGAGACTTATCGTCAGTGCTCGAATTCCATAACTTTGAATTATACTCAGAAACAGGATCTTGCTTACCAAGTGTAGTCAAAGAGTTTTCAATGTACCACAAACCAGTTGGACCCTGAAAACCATGGTCGAACATGCGAATAAATGGGACATCTTCATCTGGAGCTGCTGGAAGAAAACGAATAACGGCATAACCATTGTTAGCCTTATCGACTGTAGGTGTCCAGAAACGATCGTCTGCACCCTTTGATTCTTGATTTCCTGAGAGCTTTGTTAATTCTGCGCTAAGAGCTTCAAGTGACTTCTTGCCAGATTGTGCTTTGAGATTAGAAAAGTTCATGTATATTCTCCGTATGTTTTAATATCAGTATGACAGTTTATTGAGTGATCGTATTCACTCGCAACATTATTTAGTATACCTTTATTCATCAAAATAGTCAAGGGCAATCTTTATTATTTTGACCTTATCATATTTGATAAAAGGTGTATATTTTTCAATCTTGGTTTTAAGTGATTCCCAAACCAAATCGTACTCCATTTTAGAATCCCACTTTTGTTTAACACCTGAAAATTCTAATAAGAGACATAGAGTTTCTAGAGATATTTCTTTCCCTAGATATAACTTCAAAAGAATTGGGTGTTCGCCTTCTTTACAAATGAAGTTATTTTTCAAAACAGGGTCAAGTTTTGTTAAATCCTGTTTAAACATATAAGACAAAGACTGCTGACGTTTTGTCCAATCTTTGTAAATTTTTTCAGCAACTTCGCTATATGCTAATTCTTTAATCCACGTTTTTTCATTTTCGGAGAGATTAGCAACAAGGAAGCTATGTACGTCTGGATGCTTGGCGAGCTTTTGGAAAAATAATTTGTCTTTGCGTGCATCGAATGTTTTTGCATTTACTCTTACCTTGCCATTGTATTTAAAATAATCATAAGAAGGTTTACTGAAGTGATTCTTCAGCGCCAAATATTCTTGGTAACATTCAATTGCTGACATCATTCTACTGCTTTTCAGGATTAAGTTGGAACTTTATGATATAAAACTGATAGATTTTCAAAAGAAAACAAATAACTATTTTCTGGATTTTTATGAAGATCTTTAATAAAATTATATCGTTTCAAATCATACATAATATTATAATCCTAAATCGGCAAACGAGCACCACGTTTAAGAACATTAAGATTTTCGGCTTCTGCTTGAATTTTAGCTTTCATTGCTGGATCTTTCTTAATCCAATATGCTGCGGTCTCGACTTCTAATTTATTATTTTCACACCAGAGAACAACAGCATCGATATATTCTATATTTTTCGTTAAACAGAGTTTCTCAATATCTTCGATGAAGGTATTAGTTTTCAACTCTAAGATCATTTTCTCATTTTTTGAATTTTTTGTCAATTTGTTCAATTCTTTTCAGGAAATTGGCGACCACCAAGGGACTCGAACCCCTAACCTAGAGAGTAGAAATCTCTTGCTCTTCCAGTTGAGCTAGGTGGCCAATAAAATTAGGTGGTGGGATTCTGTTGCCAAGTTCCCACCGAACTCCGATCAAGCCGCTAGGTGACCAATTATATTACTTATTGTCGACAAACTTTTTAATTTCTTCAGCAAGATTAATAATATCCGATTTTATTGGATATTTAAGAGCAGAAATTAATTTTGTTTTTTCTTCGGAAGCTTCTGGATATGATAACATAATCTTTTCCAGAGCAGCCTGATATTCAGCGTTAAGTTGATCTCTTGCAAAATGAATAAGATTAAATCTTAAATCGTATGGTGTACTCATTTGTAGTCTCCTTTGTGTGTGTTTTGTGTGTTATAAAGTGAGCCCGTTCTGTTTCGAGGTGGAACTCATACCCAAGAGATTATGCCGCTAGGCGCATCTCAAGAAGTGAATTATCGTTTGCAGATAATTTATTTATGCCATTGTCTCGATCTTGTCTTTATTACACCAGTCGATCCTATTTCGCCCCCATCAAAGATACACGAATAAAACAAGTATTAGTTGCTGTTCTATTTCTTGTCACCCTACCCTAAAGCAACAATCTCGCAGGGTGTTCGTGTATCCATGGTGGAGGCGGTGGGTACTGCCCCCACGTCCTCAGTGTCTATTCCACATGATGTCATCAACATCAGCATAGTATTTATTATACCATATTATTTAATAAAAGTCAAACTTTTTCTTTCCAGTTAGCACCAATATAATACTCTATCATAATTTCCATACCTTTGATGAAATGTTCTGTATCGTTAAGATCACCAAGTTCATACTCCGCTAATGGTTCACGAGATAGTTTATCACTCAGTTCTTGTTTTTGTTTCACCAAACCTCTGTAATCTTGAAGTAAGGTCTGCTCGAAAATCTTATCGATTGTTTCTACATCAATATCAATTAACATTTTTAATCTCCACTTTATCTTTATTAACCACAAATTCTACGATGTTATAATCATCGAACTTATCACCACCATATCGAAAATAATCTCTACCACCATCAACGAAAGCGCCATTACCAGCATCACGATAATCATGACGATAACGAGAATAGGTAACTGTACCTTCAGTTTCTAAACCTTTAAATACAATACCATCAACAGCTGATAAACCATTAGCAATCATTAATTGATTAGTATCATCAATATAAATTGCGAAATAATTTGAACCTTCTGGATGTGCAGTTTTGGTGTAAAAGATAGCTGTTGGAAAATTAGTCCAACCACCACTAAAACTTTTAGCGCAAGTTTCTAATACATAAGTAGCCTTGTAATGCTTTTCGATGTTTTTAATTTTCTCTTCGGTAAGAAAAGAACATTTAGTATCGACAGTCATACTAACTCTATCAGTAACTAACTTACGCTTGTTCATCACTACCTTCCAATTCTGAAATTATTTTTCCCGCCGTTTTTTTCCAGTAGTTATACTGTATGACTACTTTTTCATGACTCAGTTCCATTGGTTCATTGAAAAACGCCCAGACAAAATTCCGATAACGTTCGATATCAGCGATTGTCTGCTTCATCTCCATGATACCACCTGGACCTGATTCCAATCTCTTAAGTTTTTTAAGATAATAATCTGCATCTTCTTGAGAGATTTTATATTCATCAGCTACGCTATAATCACTCATCAGGTATACCTCTTAACAAAAATTGGTCCAACTCTCCAGTAAGTATAAGGTGTTGCACCATAAAGATATCCACCACCATTAAACCTAGTAATACCCCATGCGAACCATTCACCATGCATTGGCCAAATCCAATGTACAAACCATTTCCTACTCAGTCTCATTTTTTACTTTCATATATGTTTCGATGCGACGATCAATATACTCATCAAGATGTTGTTTAAAATTTTGTTTGGCTAGTGGTAAAATATTAGCACGGATATTATCTGCCTGTCTCCACTCGCCTTCATCATTGTGATGCCACTCATCATCTAGAGTGTCGATAAGTTTTTCTAATGACTCAATAACATCTTCAATAATCTCAGAGCTTTTCCTGACCATTATTTCACAACCTTTAAAAGAATAGTATTTTCATTAAGACGACCGTTAGCTGCAGTTTCCATTTCTTCAACCAATCGTATAAGAACGATCTTACCACCCTTCAAAACAGTTTCCAAACGCTCGTTAGTTTTACGACCAATTTTAATAGATCGAGAAGTTGACTCGTCAAA